TCGCTGACCCGTCGGTGATCCCTTCGAACGGCGATGCGGCGTTCTTCTCACCGGTGGTGACGTCCGGTCACGGCGCGATGCGCCACTGGGCGGTGTGGGCGTGTGCTCGGGTCGTCGCTGACGCCGTGTCGACGTTGCCGGTCGATCTGTTGCAGGGCTCGGGGTCGTCGGCGGTGCCGGTCGATCCGTTGCCGCAGATTCTGCAGCGCCCGTCGGCGCATCTCGACCGCGTCGACTGGCTGCACCAGGTGATGGTGGCCTTGCTGACAACGGGGAACGCGTACGGAATCGTCGCTTCTCGGGATCGGCTGGAGTACCCGACGCAGATCAACTTGGTGTCGCCGGGGACGATCACCGCTCAGATCGACGAGAAGACGGGCCGCAAGGTCTACAAGACGTCGACCGGCAAGACGCTGTCCGACGAGCAGGTGTGGCACCGGACCGGGATGGTGTGGCCCGGCGACGTCGTCGGCATGGACCCGGTCAGCTTCTTCGTGCGAACGATCAGTCTCGGTCTCGAGGCCGAGAAGTACGGGGCGGACTACTACCAGGGTGGCGCCCATCCGACGGCTGTGGCGTCGACGGATCAGCCGGTCACCAAGGAGCAGGCGGACACGATCAAGGAGCGCATCAAGCGGTCCGTGTCTGGCCGCGACATCGCTGTTCTTGGCGCCGGCGTGAAGCTCGAGCCGTGGCAGGGATCACCCACCGACGCCCAGCTCGGCGAGACGATCCGCATGAACGCCGCGATGGTGTGCGCGATCTACGGGGTGCCCGGCGAGAAGATCGGCGTGACGATGGGCGACGCCAGCGCCGTCACCTACGCCAACCGTGAGCAGCGAGCCCAGGACTTCCTGAACGACGCGGTGAACCAGTGGCTCGTCCGGCTTGAGCGGTCGATGACCGACTGGTTCCACCGAGGGAAGTTCGTCAAGTTCAACACCGGCGGGTTCCTCAAGTCGGACCTCAAGACCCGGTTCGACGCCTACAAGATCGCCACCGGCGGCCGTGCCTGGATGGAACCGTCCGAAGCTCGAGCGTTCGAAAACTGGCAGCCAATCGACGGCATCGACGACCGGCCCACGACGGCCCCCACTTCTGCTCCTTCTGGAGGTTCCGATGGCAACAGCACTCCGCAAGGCTGACCGCCTGCTCGGAGCCCCCGAGCGACGCGCGTTCAAGTGCGAGCAGTTCGAGTTCCGGGCCACCGGCGACGCCACCGCGACGCTCACCGGGTACGCCTCGGTGTTCGACAAGGGCTACGAGATGTACGGCGGCCCCGACAAGGGCGGCTGGACCGAGATCGTCGACAAGCGTGCGTTCGACGAGACGCTGAAGCGCAAGCCCGACCTTCACCTCCTCATCAACCACGAGGGGATGCCGCTCGCCCGCACCAAGTCCGGGACCCTGCAGCTCTCCACCGACTCCGTCGGCCTCAAGGTCGAAGCCGACCTGAACCGTGCCGACCCGGACGTGCAGCGCCTCGAAGTCAAGATGAGCCGCGGTGACATGGACGAGATGTCGTTCGCGTTCCGCACCGTCCGCCAGGAGTGGAACGACAGCGAGACCGAACGCCGCCTCCTCGAGCTCAACCTCGACAAGGGCGACGTGTCCGTCGTGAACTTCGGCGCCAACCCGCACACCTCTGCCGGTGTGCGCTCCGCTCTCGCAGCCATCTCCGAGGGTGACCTCGCTGAGCTGCGCAGCATCGACCCCGCCGACATCCAGTCGGCCTACGAGATCCTCGGCCAGCTCCTCACCGGCGACACCGCCGACGAGCCGACCGAACCCAAGCAGGGCATGTCCGTCGCTCAGGCGCGACGTCTTCTGCTGCTCACCGCCTAACCGGCCGGAGCACCCCTCCCGGGCCGCGTCACCCCATCGGGGCCGGCGCACCCATCGAACGGGGCCGCGTCCACCAACGCAGGCACAACCCCCATTCACCGGCGCGTCAGCCCCCTGTTCGACGCGCCCCGGAACCCCAGGAGGGTCCGAATGTCCACCGCATCCGAGATGCTGACGCGTCTCATCGCCAAGCAGAACGAGGCCGAGGAGGCCCGTGCCGACCTCGACTCGAAGCGTGCCGCCATCGTGCAGCTCGCCGACGACGAGGGCCGCTCCGACCTGAACCCCGACGAGGACAGCGAGTTCCAGGCGCACACCGCCGCGATCCGTGCCCTCGACGAGGACATCAAGGCCCGCGCCGAGCGGATCACCGAGCTGTCCGAGGAGGACAAGCGCTCCAGTGACGCTGCGCTCGCCTTCCGTCAGGCCGAGATGGTCTCGAGTCGCGTCAAGGTCAACAGCGAGGCCCGCACCTACGAGCAGGGCAACGGCCGCTCGTACTTCGCCGACCTCGCCACCTCGACCATCAACCAGGACATCGACGCCCGTCAGCGCCTCGAGCGTCACGCCGCTGAAGTCCGGATGGACCCGGAGTACCGGGACCTGATCCGCACCGACGGCAACGGCGGCTACTTCGTGCCGCCGCTGTGGCTCTCCGACTACGTGGAGCTCGCACGGGCCGGTCGGCCCACCGCGAACCTCGTGACGAACCTGCCGCTGCCCCCCGGCACCGACAGCATCAACGTCCCGAAGATCTCCACCGGCACCGCCACCGCCATCCAGGTCGGCGACGGCTCCGCCCCCCAGGAGACCGATCTGGCGGACACCAGCGTCGCCTGTGGCGTCAAGACCATCGCCGGCCAGCAGGACATGTCGATCCAGCTGTTCGAGCAGTCCCCGTTCAACTTCGACCAGATCGTCATGGCCGACCTCGCGGCGGACTACGCGACGAAGGTCGACGTGCAGGTGCTGTCGGGGTCGAACGCAAACGGCCAGGTGAAGGGCATCTACGGCGCCAGCGGCGTCAACACCGTCACGTGGACGGACACGACGCCGACGGTGAGCGAGCTGTACAGCAAGCTCGCCGACGGCATCCAGAAGATCCACACGAACCGGTTCCAGCCCCCGACGGTCATCGTCATGCACCCCCGCCGTTGGGCGTGGATGCTGGCCGCGGTCGACTCGCAGGGCCGCCCGCTCGTCGTGCCCAGCGGTCAGGGCCCGTCGAACGCCATCGCGGCGTTCGGCACGGTCGGATCGGAGCAGGTCGTCGGATCCCTCCAGGGCCTGCCGGTCGTGACCGACCCGTCGATCCCGATCACGGACGGCACGGGCACCAACGAAGACAGCATCATCGTGATGCGGGCGCAAGACTGCATCCTGTATGAGTCCTCGCTGCGGACCCGGGTGCTGCCCGAGGTGCTGTCCGGGACGATGCAGGTGAGGGTCCAGGTCTACGGCTACTTGGCGTTCACCGCAGAACGCCAGCCCAAGAGCTTGACGATCCTCTCCGGATCTGGATTTGCGACGCCGAGCTTCTAGCTCGTTCTCCGTGTTCGGCGGGGGTGGTGTGGTCCCACCTCCGCCGGCACGTCTGCCATCAGCGGCGAGCCATCGCCCCCCAAACCAAGGAGCTGCCGTGTCCGATTCCTGTTCTTCATGCCGGTTCAGCGCACCCGCTGACGACCGGCTTCCTGCGTCGCTCGAGTGCCGCAGGAACCCACCCGTCGGCGGCGGTCGCCGCCACATGGCGGAGTGGCCGCTGACGTCAGCGGACGCTTGGTGTGGCGAGTTCGAGTCCAGGCCCGCAACACGGGCGCCGGCGAAGAAGCGTCCTGCTGCGGGTGACGTCGAGACGCGCAGTGAACAGGGCTGAGCGCCGCGCTGCGAGCCGGTCCGGTTCGCCGGCGCCGGTGACGGTTCCGAAGGTCGTCATCGGGGTCATCCACCCCGGTGAGGTGTCCATGGCCTGCATGGTCTCGATCATGCGAGCCAAGGACCACATGCTGCCCTACGGGATGCTGCCCGGGTTCCTCGAGCGACGAGCTCGGTCACAGAACGTGTTCAAGGCCCGCAACGACATCGTGTCGGCGTTCCTGTCGACAGACTGCGACTACCTGTTCTGCGTCGACGCCGACATGGGCATCCCGGAGAACGCGATCGAGCGGCTGATCTCCGTGGCGCACACCGAGGAGCGACCGATCGTCGCCGGCCTGTGCTTCGGTCAGGCCGACATCGGGTTCAACGAGGCCGACTACTCGTCGACGTTCGCGGTGTTCCCCACGATCTACGCCTGGAACGAGGACGAGGACGGCGACGTGGAGTCGTGGGCGACGATCGGCGACTACCCGCGAGACACGTTGTGTCAGATCGACGGCACCGGCGGTGCCTGCGTGATGATCCACCGGGGCGTCCTCGAGAAGATGCGCGCCGAGTTCGGCGACCACTGGTTCACACCGATCGTCAACAAGCGGACCGGTGGCCCGTTCGGGGAGGACACCTCGTTCTTTCTCCGGTGCCGTGAGCTCGGCGTGCTGGTCCACATGGACACGTCGGTGAAGACGTCGCACGACAAGGGCGGCGTGTTCCTCACCGAGGAGTTGTGGGACCTGCAGCAGGCCCTCGCCACCTGACCTAGTCGGGTCCTCGACGGCGGTACGGCAGCGCCGTCGAGGACCCTCCTGCCGTACTCCTGCCGTGGAGGCCATGTGTTGGACTACGCCGCCTTGCGCGGTCAGATCGTCGGCGCCCTATCGGTCGCCGAATGCCAGACGCTCGCCAGGGTCGCAGCGTCGACCACGGCGAGCAGAGCGCTCGAGGTGGGCCACTACCTCGGGTTGTCGACAGCGGTGCTCCTCGACGCCCTCCCGGCCGACTGCGAGCTCGTCACCATCGACCACCACCAGGGCGACATGTGGGCGCCGGCGGTGCCGGAATCGGACTTCCTCGGCAACGTGTCGTCGTTCGTCGGTGACCGCGAGTTCGTGGCGATCAACGACGACATGGTCTCAGCGTTGCCGAACCTCTCCGCCGGCTTCGGGTTCGTGTTCTACGACGCCGATCACACCGCCAGCTCCGTGGCAGCCTTCTGGGACCACGCCGCTGGGTTGCT